GCGACCGTTTTATTATTAATCAGGGAGGCGCACGTTCATCGAAGACATTTTCAATCCTGCAAATCTTTTTACTAGCCGCTCAGAAGGCAGTAGCACCGCGATTGTTTTCGGTAGTGAGTGAAACATTTCCCCACTTAAAGAAAGGTGCTATACGGGACTTTATAGGCATTCTCGAAGAAGATGGTTTGTACAATCAAAAGATGCACAACAAAACCGATAATAGCTTTTCGATTAAGTCCCTTGACGGCAAACACACATCCGTTATTGAATTCTTTTCGGCTGATTCAGGCGACAAGGTACGCGGGCCGCAAAGAGATTATCTATTCATCAACGAGTGCAACAATCTCAGCTACGAAACATTCTATCAATTATCGATAAGAACGAGTAGCGTAGTGTTTTTGGATTACAACCCGGTGGCTAGCTTTTGGGTGCATGAAGACCTCATTCCATCGCTAACGAGTGAGGAGTATGAATTTATTCAATCTACTTACCGCAACAATGAATTCTTAGGAGCAAATCAAATTAAGGACATTGAAAGGCGTGCTGCAATCGATCCAAACTTTAAACGGGTTTATGCTGATGGTGAAATCGGTAATCTCGAAGGTTTGATTTATAATAATTATAAGATCGTTGACTTCATGCCGCCTACCGATAAGCGGTTTATTGGCGTTGACTTTGGGTTTACTAACGATCCAACGGTAATTATAGATGTGCGTATATCGGATGGCGAATTTTACCTTGACCAAGCGTGTTACGAAACAGGAATGTTTAATGCTGACATAGCTAGAATGATTAAGTCAATTGATGGGTATAAGTCATTGCGTGTCTTATGCGATGGCGGTGACCCAAAGACCATTCAAGACCTTAGACGAATGGGGATAAACGCGGAGGGTGCGCCTAAAGGAGCTGATAGTATTGTGAACGGAATAACCTTCAACCAATCGATGCCTGCCAACATTACTAGAAGGTCGGTTGAAACGATTAAGGAATTCAGAAATTACAAGTGGTCGGTCGACAAGTCGGGTAAAGCTCTTAACATTCCCATAGACAATTGGAATCATTCAATGGACGCTTGGCGGTATGCTTCCACAGGCTTTAAGACGATAATTCCAACCCAAAGGGCGCGGTATAGTTTCGGGAGCTAGGTATATTATTTTGTTAAAAACTTTTAGGATAATTTGTTTTTCAATTGATTAAGTAATTATTTTTGTTTATACAATTCCCCATCATGAAAAATAAAAAGCCAACGAAACAAGCCTTTCAATTAGTCGCTTGTGTTCTGCTATTGGCGTCCATCGTTATTGCTGCCTTCTCATGCTAAAGGCAAAAGAAAAGTATGCAATATGCCGAACGTGTCCATTCGCTCATAAGCATAGATATATAGGTCTAACCTGTGGAGAATTAACGCTTGACATTGATCCGAGGAAAATAGTAATTGGGTCGATTGTTAAAACTTTAGATGGAAGGGAAATTAAACTTTGTGGGTGTACGATGAAAACAAAAACTAGAATACCATCATACCTATGTCCAATAGGCAACTTCTAAATAATATGATACCGATAAAAATAAACGGCAAAGAATCTTTAATCCCCGGTGCATGGGACGAGCTAACGATCGGTCAATACATAGAGATTAGTATTAATACCCATCGATTAAATCAGCTCAGATTATTCTCAATTATTTCCGGAATAAATTATGCGCTTTTATTAAACTTACCTGAAGATGGATTGGATGTTAATTTAGATCAGATTTTATTTTGGTTTAACGAGCCTTTCGATCCTAATTTATTAGATCGAAGCGAAACGATAACAATCAATGGAAAGATTATAACACCGCCCAATGATCCGGGTAAAAAAACATTGGGTCAAAAGTTATTTCTTCAATCAAAGGTCAGGGAGGCTCAGAGCGCAGACGCTTTGCTATGCACAATTGTAAGTGATGCTGTGGCCATTTACTTGCAACCAATGGTAGACGATGCACCGTTCAATGATGAGCGCGCGATGGAATTAAAGACAGAGTTGTTAAAATTGCCGATCACATTGATTTATCCCTGGGGTTGTTTTTTTTTGAGTGGTTACATAAAGTATGTGGAATTGAATATGAACATTGCACCGTTGAACCTACTGACGAAGAGGAGCGAGCAGGAGCAAAAGAGTTTGGAGTATTTGCAGAGTTCGGAACATACTATGCACTAACTTCGGGAGACATAACGAAGATCGAGGCAGTGGATAGAATAGATTACTATACTGCATTAACAATGATGAGGTACAATGCAAAAGTGACTTTGTTTCAAAGGAAATTAAATAAAATTTATCAGGAAAAGAAATGACACCAACGACAATAAATGCCCTGCTTATTGCAGCATCAACAGCAAGCGGTTGCAATCATTTTGGAATCGGTACTCGCTATGTAGCGAATTGGGAGACTGACGTAAAAGCATTTCCTTTTTGTTGGATTTACAATATCGGTTTTAATACTAAAATAATTGACAGCGCGGTTCAAGTTAATACTTATAATATTTCAGGTCAAATACTAAACAAGTCGAGTATTGACGAAGATCCAATTGTGATTCAAAATGTTATTCTCGCACTCATGCCAGTGTATCAAAAGTTCATTGACTTCATGGCAAAGAATCACGATGTGGTAATGAATAACATTAGAGCTGTTCAAGTCTATCATGTGTACGATGATAATTTAGTAGGAGTTGAATTTTCATTTAATATTGAGATACCTGAAAATATTACTTACTCCTGTCCATAATGTCGCAGCTATCACTAACAGCATTTGCAAATACTTTAATCGATGACATTCGATCTAAGTTAATTTCTACCGGTGCGAATGCAACGGGAAAGACAGCAGCGTCACTGTCATTCTTAGCAAGTGAGAATAGATTAATTGTTAGCGGTGGCAAATCCTTTGGTTTAAATAAAAGAGATTCAAATCCATTTGTTGAAGGCGGAAGAGGTGTAGGTGGTATGCCGCCCTACCAAGCGATCAAAGATTGGGTGATTGCAAGGGGAATACCAATGAGCGCAATTTATCCTATCCGTAAAAAGATAGCGGAGCGCGGAACAAATCTTTGGATCGACAATGATCGCAGGGACATTGTAGGAAGCCTATTGACTGACGAGCGAATCAATTCACTATTGGAAAATATTAATCGTGAAGCGTTGGACGTGGTGAAGTTTGAAATTTTCGAAACACTTATAAAAAGAAGAGCATGATTATAATCACCCAACGACCTGAGAGGGTCAACAATAGTGCCGCCCTGTTTTCATATTGGGGATCGGCGCATCAACCCTATATATTTAATCTGCATAGACAGGACATACAATTGATCTCTACCAATGCTGATGTATTGGGTAATTTAATTGTAAAGGCATCATATTTTTCATCTTCTTCTTCGGGATTAGTTGTTGGTGATTCAATCTATATAGCTTCAGGAAATTTATTAAGCGATGGAACTTATCAGTATTACAATAAATCGGTAACGATATTATCTATTTTAACCGATGGGGCAACGTACACTGATTACTATACTAACATTCCTGTCGATGTGGCTTCGAGTATTGGAGGATATGCAAACATTGTCAAGCGCACTAATTGGCATTTATTAATATCAATAGAAGTTTTCAATCCTTTGTTAAATAAAACAGAATACTTTTCACAAAAGCTAACACCCGATAGTCATGGGCGCATGAGATTAGATGCTTCAGGATTTTTATCAACTCCTATAAGCAGGGTAAACACTTATGATTACACGACAATAAATAAAAAAGATTTAGGATCGTATGGGACATTTCAGTTCACACATTCCGAGAGATGGACGGGCGCAACTCCTGTTGTGTCACTCGACCCAATTGCCTATTCATTCATTGATGGGGTGAAGCAAGTAGGAAACATATACGGTCAAAACTTTGGTGATTATGTTTTGCATATTGTACAAGTCACTCCTGCTGCCAAGTACTTGACTACATTCGTAAAGCCTACATACTTTGTCGGGTTTCCTTTTAGCTTATCGTTTATTTATCCGGGTGCATTAACATTCATGCAAATAATTTGTAAGGAGGATGAGTTTACTTTTAATGGATCGGCTCTATCGACAAAAAACAGAACGATTAATAGCGGCGAAAGAAATGCTGTAAACAGATTAAAACTTTCTCAAACAGGGTATACCACAGGAACAAAAGAAATTGACGTTTATTTAAGAGCTAATTCATTTATTCAAGAAAGCTATTTTGAAGAAGCGTATATTGCCGACAATTACTTTGAGCTTGACCCTCCATCGATAGCCTCCATAACACCCTTTGATTTAACGGAGCGAAAGAGAATTAATATTGAAACAACTTGCGGTGATGATCCAATTTATTTGACATGGAAAAATGAATTAGGAGGATGGGATCATTGGCTATTCGACAAAAATAGATTCATTCAATTTGGCGCAAAGGTAGAGGGGATATTCGATAACGATCCAATTGATTTGGAGGCTGCGATTTATCGGTCAAAGAATTTAAAAATCACTACTCAAAACAAAATCACATGCGGCGCGGTGGTTAGTATAGCTGATTTGATAGGCATTAAAACAATTGAGAAAAGCCCGTGTGTATTAATGCTTACCGATCTTTCTCCCATCACTTGGCAAGAGGTGAAGATTATTCCAAAGGGTTTTCAATATCAAATCAAAGGCGCTAGTTCGGATATCGTTATTGAATTTGAGACTGTCGAACAGTATACACTACCGAACTAATGGCAGATGAATTATACATAAACCACGTTAAGGTAGACTTGCTGCCAACGACAGCAATCGCATTGTCGAGTGTCGCGAATGACTTAGCGGATATTAAGGATAGACAAGGCGGTTTTAGTAATACTTTTAAATTACCGTTAACGGCATTGAATAGAGCGACATTTGATTTTGCAAACAAACCAACTTCTCAGAGTGATAAACCGTATTTAAAATTACATTGTCGGTTGTATAGCGAAGGCGTGGAGGTGGTAGGCAATGGTTATGCAGTAGTAAATTCATGCAGCGATGGATTCAATGTAACTTTATTTACCGGGAATACAGGATTTTTTGAAGCGATTGAAGGCAAGAGATTGCGAGATTTAGATACAACTCTGTACGACATGGTGTCAACGCCGTGGAACTTCTTAGGCGTGACTAATAATTATGGTACTGCTGTTTCGCCTTGTTTTTTTATTACTGATGACGGAACGGTCGATGTTGATGATAGGGAGATAGAAGCCTCGACATTATATCCGATGATGAGATTTTCCGATATTGTAAATTTAATCTTCGCTCAGGCAGGCTTCACAATTTCGGGTGATGTGCTATTGGCATTAGACTACATTAATATGTTATTCCCTTTTGTTGGCGATAGTCCAAAGCAAGGCATTCAAGAAATAGAGGGAGCTAATGTC